ACAGATAATTTTCTAATCTTTCCTTTTGTTGGCCCTTCTTCCATATAAGGTTTATCCCAACTATCACAGTGCCAATCATAGTATTGACCTTTTTTATATATAGTAAACTGACAAGATTCAGAATGATCCCAATTAAAATTCCAACCTGCATTTTGATTTGCTTGATGTATATAAGGTTGTATTTCTTTATAAATCCAAGGGTCACTCATCCAAATAATATTAGAATCTCTTTTCTTTTGTAAATTTTTTACTTCTTCTTTGTTAAGAGGATTTTTATTTAAATCTCTATCTCTACCAAAGCCACCTGTAATGGCCATAATTTCTCTTTGTTTTTCTGCTTTACCATACTTAACAATAAGATCACATATTCTTGGTGGTATTGCAGATTCAAAGTACCAATAGTAATTAGATATATTCATAGTTAATTGTTAAAATTATATTTAAGCCTTTAGAAGTATTGGGTGAAAAAGAATATTTATTAGTAGCTGGAAAAATTATAAAGTGATTATCTTTTATAGGTAAATGCCACGTTCTATTTTTTCTTCTGTTATCGTCGTATTCAATAATACATTCACAAGATCCTTCTTTAACATCAATACCATAAATAAGTGTGTAGTCTGGTGAGTTACGTAAATCAACTGGATCAACTTGATGCCTTGTCCAAGATTTTTCTTTAGGATGCATAACATTACCGTGCATATTTTTTTGCACTAAAGTTCTACCATAATCTAATCTCCAATGATCTCTAACGTAATCTTGCATCCATTGTAGAGGTTGAGAATAAGATACAACATAATCATCAAAAGCATAAGCTTGTGGATTAGTGTTAACTCTATTTTTTTTAACGTAAGATTCTATGATGTCATTTCTTATTTTATCACGGTCAATATCAAAGCCGTCAGGCATTTGAATTTTACCTGTATAAAGATCTACTTCTGTTAATACTTTCTTTTGCATACCTATATGATATGTAATTAACTCTAATTAAAATGTCAAGTGTGTTATCTAGCTGTTTTATCCCAAGCACCTGTAGATTCATTCCACTCATATGTATGAGTAAGAGTTTCTTCTTCAGATAGTGCTGGAGCATCACCTATTGGTGATTTCCAACTAGCTGTAGGAACATCTAATACCCAACTAGCGTAAGGTTTAGCACTAATGAAAATATCGTTATCTTCATCATAAGTCATACCTATACCTGCGTAGTTACCTCTTAAAGGTGTTCCGCCGTCTTTGTGTTGTCCTCCAGATGTATTGTAAGATGTTTTTTTCCATAGAGGCCAGTTATGGATTCTTTCCATAAACTGTCTTCCTACTTCTTCATCTTCAACACCACTGCCGTTTAGACAATCAGCATCAGCTACAACTTCTACTCCTATAACTTTACTGTTTATTCCTAATTTTGCGTAATGTGCCATAATGTTTCTCCTTATATCTTATTTGTTAATTCATTTCAACTATTGAAATTTATATCTTATTACTACCACACCTGATCCACCATTCCCTCCTGCAAATGGAGGATTTCCTGAACCACCTCCACCTCCGCCACCTCTATTAGTTGTTCCTGCTCCAGCAGTTGTTGGTCCTGGTGAGTTTTGACCTCCACCTCCACCTGTTCCACAAGTGCTTCCAGAAGGTGTAGAACAACCGTTAGCTCCTCCACTTCCACCACCTGCATATGCTAATGAAGAACCTGTAATTGCATTTGTTATACCTGTTCCACCACCTCCACCACCTGGAAAACTACCATCTGCACCCGAACCACCAACAGTAGAAGCTCCACCACCACCTGTGCCTCTATAATCACCTGAAGATGGTGCTCCACCACTATTGCCTTGAGGGGGACTTACGGGAGGAGTATTACCTGCTCCTATTGTACCTGAACCATTTGATCTAACTCCACCACCTGATCCTCCTGGACTTCCTGGTTCAGAACCAGTTGATCCTCCACCACCACCACCAGCTGATGTAATTGTTGAAAAAACTGAATTTGTACCATTAGCTCCTTTTGCTGGACCAGAAGAAGAACCTGCTCCAGCGGCTCCTACTGTAATTGGAAAACTTGTAGTAGTAACTGTTATACCAGACACACCAGATCCTAAAGGAGATGATGTATAACAACCTGTTGAAGTTCCAGCAGACATTCTAGCTCCACCTGCAGCACCTCCACCTCCACCATTTTGACCACCCCCACCACCTCCAGCTACATTTAAGTAATCAACTACATTTCTAGATGGAGTACCTGATAATTCACTAACTGCAAAAGTACCTGAACTTGTAAATGTATGAATTTTAAAATCTCCTGAAGTTGTTATTGTTCCACCTGTTGCTGTTAGATAAGGTATAAGTCCTGTTTCTGTATCTTCTGCGTTTTGAACATTAATCCAACCTTCTGTTGCATCTACATATACTAAAGTTAAAGCTTGACCATTTACATCTAAAATTAAATCTTGTGCTATTCCACCTATTTTTTCTGAACCATTAGGTGATACTGTTAAATTATTTGTAGCAAAAGTTCTTGTATAATCTGAAAATGATACTATTGCTCCAGCAGAACCTGCTGGTAAATTTGCTGTTGATACTCCACCACTTGTATTTACAAAATAACCTTCTCCACTTACTGCAGTAAATGTTCCTGTTTTAATTGAAGCTGTTTGCCAATTAACTGTCCCTGTTCTACCAAAACCTGTTTGTGTAGCACCACACGCTAAAGTTACTGCTGTGCCCGAGCCACCTAATGTAAGTGTGCTTCCTGTTCTTTTATCTATTGTGTTTACTTTAACTGTACTCATAATTTATCCTATTGAAATTTGTATCTTATTATTACTATTCCTGATCCTCCAGCATTACCATTTGAAGGAGCGCCATTAGCACCACCTCCACCTCCTCCACCAGTATTAGCTGTTCCTGCATTACCATTATTTACACTAGAACCAAATGAACCTGTTCCACCACCAGCTACTGCTGTTCCTGTTGATCCACCTGCACCTGCACCTCCAGCACCTCCACCAGCTCTTGCTACAGGACTTGCATTAATACTTGTTGTTGCTCCTGTGCCTCCTGCACCTGATGTACCATTAGCAGGTGTTCCAAGTCCTCCTGCCCCAGTTGCACCACCACCACCAAAACCCTCTCTATCTCCTGAACTTCCTGGAGGTTGACCTCCTCCTCCATCAAAACCTTGCGCTGGACTAACGGGAGGAGTGTTACCTAATCCTGCTCTTTGATTACTACCTGGACCATCACTTCCTGCCTTACCTCCGCCTGAACCACCATCACCACCATCTTTAGGACCTGGAGTGCTTGATCCTGCACCACCTGCGCCACCACCTGCAGATGTTATTGAACTAAAAGTTGAAACTCCACCACTTGCACCTCTTCCACCTGAAGAAGGTTGAGCTGCACCACCAGCACCTACTGCAATTGGAAATGATGCTACTGTAGCATTTATTGTTCCTGAACCTTCTAAAGGTGATGCGGTATAAGAATTAACTGGAGATTTATCTTCTCTAAATCCTCCAGCTCCACCACCTCCGCCACCATTTGAACCTGAACCAGAAGAACCTGCACCACCACCTGCAACAACCATATATGAAACTTGATTATTAGCTGGTGCATTAGCAAGTGCTGTTACATTAAAATTATCACTTGAATTAAATGTATGAATTTTATCATCTCCTGATTCTGTTATTGTTCCACCAGTAGCTACTAAAAAACCAGGATTACCTGTTACATTAGAAGTTGAATCTTGAATATCTTGCCAACCTTTAGTTCCATCTACGTAAATTAAAGTTACTGATTGTGATTCTGTGTTTAAAGTTGCACAATTACAAGTACCATTAATCTTTGATCCACCTCTACCTATTGTAACATTGTTGGTATCAAAAGTATTTGCATAATCTTTAATTGCTACAACATCTCCAGCGCTTGGCGATGAGGGAAGTGTAACTGTAACAACTCCACCACTTGTATTTACAAAATATCCTTTTTGATCTGCTGCTGTAAAAGGAGAAGTCTTTGCTGTTGTACACCATAATACTGATGAAGTTGGAGTACCAAAACCTGTTTGTGAAGCGCCTGATGCTAATGCAACAGTTTGACCTGAAGAACCAACTGTAATAGTTGATCCACATTTTTTGATGATATTAGAACCATCTGAAACTTTTTGTATGTTATCTGCTTTAATTATACTTGCCATATTTTACCTATTGAAATTGATATCTTATTATTATTATACCTGAACCACCATTTCCACCTGTTGTTCCTGGTGGATTACCAGCACCTGGTCCTTGTCTTGAAACACCTCCTCCACCTCCACCTGTGTTTGTTGTTCCTGGTCCTCCTGCTCCTGCTGCTGCTGGACCTGGACCACCTTGTCCTCCTCCACCTGAACCTCCTGCACCATTACTTCCTGCGTTTCCTCCAACTCCTTCTGTTCCACCTCCGCCTCCACCTGCAAAATATCTTGTTGAACTTACTGGTCCTGCTGTTCCATAACTTGGAGCTGTTGGTCCAAAAAATGGATTAGCAATATAAGAACCTACTCCACCTGCTCCACCATTATTATTTGGTGTTGCATTTACGCCTACTGCTCCTGCACCTCCACCGCCTCCAGCGCCTCTTGCTGTAGTTGTTGGTGATGGATGTCCACCTTGACCACCATTATTACCTTGTGATGGTGATACTGGTGGTGTGTTACCACTAAATACACTTGCTCCATTAGGATTTTCACCTCTTTGTCCTCCACCTGATCCTCCTGATCCCGCAGAAAAAGATGGTGCTGCAACATTGCTTCCTGTGCTTGCTCCACCCCCAGCAGAAGTTATACTTGAAAAAACTGCATTTGATCCTGCTGAACCTGTTGCACCACCTGCTGCTCCTCCACCACCTACTGTAATTGGATATGTTGTTGATGCTGAAACAGGTAAACCTGCTGGTGCATTTAAAGGTGAATTTGAACCAGGTGCTGATGAGAACATTCTAAAACCACCTGCTCCGGCTCCGGCCCCTTGTCCACAACCACCTGCACCGCCGCCACCTGCAACTACAAAATAATTAACTGTATTGTTAGCTGGTGTTGGAGCAGTATCAATTACAAGATTACTAGAACCTGTAAATATATGAGATCTAAAATTACCACAATTTACTATTGTTCCACCAGTTGCTACTATAAAATTAGGTGTACCTGTTACATTAGAAGTTGAATCCATAGTATTTTTCCAACCCTCTGTATCATCTACATATACAAAAGTTACTGATTGACCTTTTGTTGATAATGTTGCGTTTGCAGCTGTACCACCTATTTTTTGTGAACCATTTGCTGCTATTATTAAATTATTTGTTTGAAAAGTGTTTGTATAATCTACGACAGATACAATATTACCTGCTGATCCTGCTGGTAAATTCATAGTAAAAGCTCCACCTGATGTGTTTGCAAAATAGCCTTCGCCATTTGCTGCTGTAAAAGTAGATGTCTTAATTGATCCTGTTTGCCAATCGACAGTTCCTGTTCTTCCAAAACCTGATTGAGTTGCACCACAACCTAAAGTTACACTTTGGCCTGATGTTCCTAAAACTAAATTTGTACCAGGACCGCCAACTGTAACCGTTGAGCCACTTTGTTTATCAATTGCATCTACATTTATTTTACTCATTAAACTACTACCAATGTCCCTGTTACTGTGATTGTGCCAGGTATAGTAATAGGTCCTGCGAGAACAGCGTTCTCAACAGTTTGCGTACCATCTATAGTGGCTGCTTGATTTTTTATAAATTCATCAGGAGAAGTCTGTCCTCCTATATATTGGATCCCATTTATTATTGCCGTCATAATCCTCCTTAAGAACTAATTGTATCAATATACGAAAGAACCACGTCCAAACTACTACTTGCACTTGAAACGGCTTCTAACGTATCACCACTAGCTAAAACAATTTTAGCGCCACCTTGAATTAATTCAATAGCGCTGTTTGGTGGAACACTAACTCCTTTTGCTAAAAAGTAATCAGCTCCGCCTTTTGCAATTTTAACGTCAATTGCAATTGTTGAAGTTGTAATATTACAACATCTAATACCAATAACTGCATCGTAGTCTCCACCCGCTAACAATGTAGTATCACTTGTTCCAATTGTTCTAACTAATACGTTTCTAAAATCTTGTGCCATATTTTTTTCCTATCTATAATGCCACTGCCATTGCTAATGCAAAGCCAGATGACGCTGCTCCTATTGGATTACCTGATGCATCCAGATAAACCGATTTACTTGCTGGTAAAGTACAAAATACATCTTTTGTGCCTCCAGAAAAGTTAACTGCTGAATCTGAATTAGAACTAGAAAGAACTTGAGTTCTAGTTAAGTTAGCGCTTGATCCATCTAATGTACCACGTCCTACCTCAAACTCACTTGTACCTTGATTAAAGATACAATAGTAAGTTGTATTACTATTTCCTATTCCTTGTGCAAAAGTTTCAAAACCAGTTACTGCTGCTCCAAGTGCCATTGCACCTGTACCAGTAGTTGTGCTTGTAACTTTTACTCTATCATTTATTACTAACGCCATAAATTTTTTCCTTAACTCATACTTATAATTGCATTTGCCGGTGTACTAGGATCAGGGAAAGCAATTGTAAACGTACCATTAGTAGCCGTTTTACTTCCGCCAAAATCTAATACAACACATAATTTATCTGATTTGTCATCATTATAAATAGCTGCTCCTGCTGCACTAAATGTAGCACTAGCTATTGATGAATCAGCAAAGTCAACA